GTGATTTGCCTGCTGCTATGCGGGCAGAAATATCTAACCCACAAACAGAATTCGGTGGGTTTGCTAAGTTTGGCCCATACACACTACCAGGTGGTGAGAACTATCGGGAAGTGTTGTTGACGATGCCCGCTAAACAAAAATCAAACAAGTTTACTTTGCGAAATAATGAGTCAGGCGGATCGGTTGGTTCTTTTGACACAATGGAAGAAGCTGAAGAGTTTTTGCAAACAACTCCCCGACAAGATATTCGTGGTGGCAATTTTTCAATTCAAGAAACAGCATCTGGGACTGAAGAAGTTTATCGTTCATCTCACTTTGACCAACCAAACATCCTCGCCCACATGCGGTTAAACGACCGTGTAGTAGACGGTAAGCCTACGCTGTTTGTAGAGGAAATCCAATCGGATTGGCATCAGGCAGGCAGGAAGAAGGGGTATAGAACAGGGAACGAAAGATCCCAAAGAGCACAAGTTGAAAGAGAATTAACGGCAACAACCCAAAAAAGATCCCGTTTACTTGAGGAAGCATATGCATTGCCTGATTCTGAAATGACAAAATTTATAACAATGAATGAAGAAATTAAAGCACTTGCCACACATGCTACAAAACTTGAGGCTAAATGGAGTAGTCTACTACATCAAGAGGGAGGCGTACCCGACGCACCATTTAAGACAAGCTGGCACGAACTAACGATTAAGAAAGCAATAAACGAGGCAGCTACTAACGGATACGACCAAGTAGCCTTTACCACTGGTAAGACACAGGCAGAACGGTATCCGGATGATACTGGCAAACGATTAGCTGGCATGGAAGGCTTTTACGATAAGATACTACCTAAGTCACTAGAAAAGATGGGTAAGAAATACGGTGTTAAGCCTGTACTAACAGAGATGGACACACCAGATGGTAAAGTACAGGTATGGAAGTTCCCTATACCGAAAGAGATGAGCAAGACCGTACAAGAGCAAGGACAGCCACTATTCCAGATCGGCGCAGGTGCGGCAGGTCTAGGAACAGCAGGTCTACTGGCTACGGAAGAAGATCAATTCTAAGTATTAACCCTAACTACCGATGACCCATTAGGAGTCGGAAATGAAGCAAGAGATAGTACATAAGCCCATTGCGGACTTAATCCCTTATGCAAACAATGCCAGGACACACTCTGACGAACAAGTAGCGCAGATAGCAGCCAGCATCAAAGAGTTTGGGTTTACTAATCCCATACTATTAGACGGTACAAACGGCATCATTGCAGGGCATGGCAGATTGATGGCAGCACGTAAGCTAGGTATGGACACTGTGCCTTGCATAGAGCTATCACACCTAAGCGAGGCGCAAAAGAAAGCGTACATTCTTGCGGACAACCGCTTGGCTATGAACAGTGGCTGGGATACACAATTGTTAACGCTAGAGCTAAAATCACTAGATGACGAAGGCTTTGACTTAGAGATGCTAGGTTTTGATGCTAAAGAACTAAGCGATTTGCTACAGCCTGAACAAGTAGAAGGATTGACTGACGAAGATGCCGTACCAGAGCTACCAGAAACCCCTGTAACGGTTGAGGGCGACATTTGGCTACTGGGCAAGCACAAATTGATGTGTGGGGACTGCAAATCATTTTCTGATATTCAAAAATTATTAGATAGACAAAAAATAAATTTGGTTGTCACTTCTCCACCATATGCGTCTCAAAGAACATACGATGAAGAATCAGGATTTAAACCAATACATCCAGATGAATTTGTCAATTGGTATAAAGATGTGGCATCAAACATTATGGCTAATTTGGCCGATGATGGTTCATATTTTTGCAACATAAAACCAAATGCATCGGGTTTAAAACGAGAACTTTATGTTTTTGATCTTGTTTTGGCTCATGTGAAAAATTGGGGTTGGAATTTTGCAGATGAATTTTGTTGGGAGCGCTCTGGGATTCCTCAGCAAGTTTCGCGCAGATTTAAAAATCAATTTGAACCAATTTATCATTTTACTCGTGGTGAATGGAAATTTCGGCCTGATGAGGTGAGGCATCAATCAAAGTCAGTGCCGAAGGCCAAAGGCAAGGGAGCTGGCAATACGAACGCTGCGCTCAGGCAGGGTCATGTGTCAGCGGTCGATGGGAATGACATTGTAGTAGGTATGGCTTATCCTGGCAACAGGCTTCCAACATTTCAATCTCAAGCTCTTGGCCATCCGGCAGCTTATCCGGTTGGATTGCCAGAATTTTTTATCAAAGCCTACACAGATGCAAATGATCTAGTTTTTGACCCGTTTATGGGGAGCGGGTCAACACTCATTGCGGCTGAAAAAAATGGTCGTATTGCTTGTGGAACAGAACTTAGTCCAAAATACTGCGACGTCATTGTCAAACGCTGGCAAGAGTTCACGGGCAAAGAGGCTACACTAGAAACAAATGGCAAAACATTTGCGGAGGTGTCAAATGGCTAAGAACGGTAGACAAGGTGAAGGGGGAGGTAAGCCATTAATAGTGTTTGATGAAAAGCAAACCAACCAAGTTGAATCACTCGCTGCTGTGTTATCAAAAACACAAATGGCTGATTATTTTGGCATAAGCCTTACAACTCTTATAGAAATTGAAAAGAGGCAACCTGAAGTATCTGAAGCTTATAAAAGGGGTAAATCAAAAGCTATTGGAAATGTAGCTAAAAACCTTATTGCACAGGCGCAAGCAGGTAATGTATCAGCAGCCATCTTTTATCTTAAAACCCAAGCGGGGTGGAAGGAAACGCAGGTCAACGAAATTACAGGTGCGGACGGGCAACCGATATTAGTAAAGTGGGGCGGATGAAGGAAATACTCATTCCGTACTCACCCAGAGAACATCAGCTATCTATTCACAAAGCGGCAGAGAAGAACCGTTTTGTGGTTGTAGCTGCTCATCGTCGTTTTGGAAAGACAGTAGCGGCGATAAACGAGGCTATCAGGTCAGCGATAGAGTGCCATCTAGACAGACCAAGGATAGGTTATATAGCGCCTACATACTCTCAAGCTAAGAGGGTGGCGTGGGATTACTTGACGCATTACACAAGACCATTAGGCGCGGTGGCTAACATTGCCGAGTTACGGGTAGACTTTTGGGGGCGTAGGATTCAGCTATACGGGTCAGACAACCCAGACTCGCTACGGGGCCAGTACTTTGATTTGGTAATACTAGATGAGATTGCCGACCAGAATCCTCGTATTTGGACTGAAATTATCCGTCCTGCACTGGCAGACAGAAAAGGCAAAGCTATATTCATCGGGACACCGAAGGGGCAGAACCATTTTAAGGAACTGCGAGACAGGGCCGAGGTAGAGCCAGACTGGGCATTATTAGAGTTTAAGGCTAGTAAAACAGGCATATTAGATGTAGAGGAACTATCTGCTGCAAAACGAGAGATGGGGGATGACAAGTACGCTCAAGAGTTTGAGTGTAGTTTTCATGCTGCTATCGAGGGCAGCTACTTCGGCAAGATACTAAACGAGCTAGAGACGGAACACAGGTTCGCAGAGATTAAGCGCGACGACCTATGCAAGACATACGTGAGTTGGGACTTAGGTATGGGTGACTCAACTGCCATCTGGGTAGCGCAGACTGTAGGTAAGGAAATTCGCTTACTTGATTACATAGAGAACCACGGGGTAGGGCTAGACTGGTACGTTCGGGAACTAAGAGAGCGCGACTGGTTTAAGGCTCAACATTTACTACCGCACGACGTGCAGGTTAGGGAGCTAGGCACTGGTAGAAGCCGCCTAGAGGTATTGCAAGAGGCAGGGCTAGACTGTACTGTAGTTCCACGGCTAGGCATAGACGATGGCATACAAGCTGTACGTAGGATGTTGCCAGACTGTTGGTTTAATGTCCCGCAGGTAAAACAGGGGCTAGAGTGCCTGAGAAACTACCGCAGGGAGTATGATGAGAAACGTAATGTTTTTTATGATAAACCATTACACGACTGGGCAAGCCACGGTAGTGACTCGTTTCGTTATCTAGCAACTGGCATGAACGACACATCTAGCTGGTCTAAGCCGCTGAACGTTAACTTGGGGTGGGTAGTGTAATGTGGGTAAAAACCAGAGGCGACCAGCCTACCAAAGAAGATTACAAGGCACTGGTACGCAGGGTTGAGGAACTAGAGAAGAAACTAGCAGAACAACCGAAGCGTGGCAGACCTAAAAAAGAGGATTAGCAGAATGGATGAAGGCCGTTTAAAGTCGATCTTGGCTAGTGAAATAGACAACGCCATCGGCTATCTGGACAGCGAGACTACCGAGGCAAGGGCCAAGGCGCTAGAGTATTACTTACGCCAGCCTTACGGAAATGAGGTAGAGGGCCGTAGTCAGGTGGTGACAGGCGAGGTAGCTGAGGCTATCGACGGCGCGTTACCGCAGCTTATCCGTGTTTTTACTCAGTCAGACGAGATTGTCCGGTTTGAACCCCGTGGGCCGAATGATGATGAGGGAGCAAAGCAAGCGACAGAGTATTGCAACTGGGTGTTCTATACGCAGAACCCTGGCTTCACCATCCTGCACAACTTCTTCAAAGACGCGCTAATGCAGAAGGTGGGCTTGGTAAAAGCCTACTGGGACGATAGGGTTGATGTCACAAAAGAGACATACGAGAACCTATCAGACGAAGAACTAATCCTCCTGATGTCCGATGGCCAACGGGAAGTGTTGGAGCAGGACACATCAGAGATTGAGACGGGTGAAGTAGACGAGCAGGGTCAGCCTGTCATGTTCCGTAGCCACAGCGTGGTTATCAGCAAGAAGATCAAGCGTGGCGGGGTAAAGGTTGAGAACATTGCACCAGAGGAATTCTTAATATCCAAACGTGCGATCAATATCAAGGAATCTCCATTTGTTGCACAACGCAAACTGCTTCCTCGGTCTGACCTGATAGCGATGGGGTTTGACCCTGAGGTAGTGGGCAACCTGCCTAGCTACGACGAACTAAGCTATACGGGTGAGCGACTGGCTCGGTACTCTCAGGGTGAGCAACCGCACCAAGACACCAGTATGGATCAGGCGATGCAAGAGATCGAGGTCTACGAGTGCTACATCAGGACAGACGTAGACGGTGATGGTATTGCTGAACTGCGTCAGGTGTTCTATGCAGGTTCTGAGATTCTGGCAGACCAAGAAACGGACTATATGCCGTTTCACTCTATCTGCCCTATCCCAATCCCGCACAAGTTCTTTGGCGAGTCGATGGCTGACCGAACCATGGATATTCAGCTAATCAAGTCCACTGTTGTGCGCCAGATGTTGGACAACCTGTACCTATCGAACAATGCCCGTGTTGGTGCTGTCGAAGGACAGGTTAACTTAGATGATTTGCTATCTGTAACACCTGGTGGTGTGGTGCGGATGAAGAACGCAGGCGCAGTAGTGCCGATGCCTATCCCACAGGTGATGAGCCAAGCCTTCCCAATGCTGGAATACTTGGACAACCAGCAGAGCAAGCGCACAGGAATTTCAGACGCACAGCAAGGCTTAGACCCTAATATCCTACAGAACGTCACAGCGGCGGCTATAGCGGCTTCCACACAGGCTAGTAGTGGCAAGTTAGAGCTAATTGCACGAATATTTGCTGAAAGTGGCGTTCAAAGCCTTTTTATGGGCATTCTTCAGCTTGTTTGCAAGTATCAGGACAAGCCGACAATCATGCGGCTGCGTGGCAAATACGTAGAGGTAGACCCACGTACGTGGTCTAACCAGTACGATATGTCGATCAACGTGGGCTTAGGAACTGGCAACAAGCAAGAGCAGATGGCGATGTTGCAGATGGTTCTAGCCAAGCAAGAGGCTATCTTGCAACAGTACGGGCCAAGCAACCCACTTTGTACTGTCGGACAGTATCGCGCTACGTTGGGCAGGTTTATTGAGGCGGCAGGGTTCTCGGATAGCCAAGAGTTCTTTAACGAGATCACGCCCGAGGTTGAGCAGGCACTGGCACAGCCCAAGCCACCACAGCAAGACCCACAACTCCAAGCGTTAATACAACAAGCTGAAACGCAAAACGAAATTTCACGGCAGAAGGCAATGGCAGACATCCAACTACGCCAAGCAAAAGCACAGGCAGATATAGAGTCAGAGAGAGAAAAGGCTGCTTCAGAGCTACAGCAGTCCAGAGAACAGGCAATGTTGGATATGCAAATTGCTCGTGAAAAACTAGCCGCTGATATACAATTGAAGCGGGAAGAACTGTCTGCTGAGATTATGCTTAAACAGCAGAAACTTCAGGCGGATTTAACCGCAAACGTGAGGATGGCATGAGTGGACAAATAGCGCAGGAATTACAGAACAATCCACAGGCGATGCAGAGAATTGCACCACTGGTTCAGTTGGCGTTATCTCAAGTACAGCAACAGCCTATGCGTCAGCCGATGCCACAACAAATGCAACAGCCTATGCAGGCTATGAATATGACCAACATGGGGTACAACCCGTTTATGGCTATTCAGCAGATGCAGAGACAGCCAGTACAGGCGCAAAACCCTTTCTTTGGTGGGGCTATACCGTTTGACTTTGGCTTGCCGCAGGTTAACCAATTGCCTATGAATTATGTTTCTCCGTTAGCTGCATTCAGACCTGGTGACTTTGCTGCGTTTCAGGAAGCCAAAAATCAAAAACAATTTAACAATCGTGACCGTAATAACACCCAGTACTTTAGCGACAGTAATGGGGGTTATGATTTTGATGGTATCAATTATGGCTATGAGATGGGCTACGATTACAGCGACGATGGCATCGGTAGCGACACTGGCCCTAGTAATGCTTCTGCGGCAGACATGGGTGGGGAAGATGTTTAATGGATAAAGCACAACGCGCACAGTTACTGATTACTGACGATTTCTTTGTTGAGGAGATCAAGAACATGCGTGATGGGTGCGTCCAGACATTTGAGAACAGTAGGGCGGATGACTACGAGATTCGTGAATCTGCTTACCAAAAACTAAAGTTTATAAATGAGATTGTTTCTCATTTTGCTTCTATTGCTGACGGTCAACAGATACTGGAAAAGCGGTGGAAGATACTGTAATTCGTCCCATGTCGGGACAATGCCGACACCTAGCGGATTTACTAGGTAATAGGGTAGAAAGATGAGCGAAAACATGACACCCCAAGAGGGTAGTGGGCCGCTATCAGTGGATTCAGCCGCTGATGCACTGCTTGGAATGATGGGCGGCGAGGACTCGCAAGAGCAACCAGACACCGAACCAGAAGTTCAAGCGGGGGCAGAGGAAGCCGAAGGTGAGTACGAACCAGAGGCAGAGCAGGATAGCGAAGAGCAGGAAGAAGAGCAGCCTAAATACCGTGTCAAAGCCGCTGGCGAAGAACGGGAGGTAACGCTTGATGAGCTTGTTCGTGGTTATCAGCTTGAGGCAGATTACACAAAGAAAACCCAGACCCTTGCGGAAGAACGTAAAACGGTGGAAGCCGATCGCTCACGTATCCAAGAGGCGACACAACTGAGAGACCAGTACGCTCAACGGTTGCAAATGATTGAGCAAATGCTTCAGTCAGCACCCCAAGAGAACTTGGAAGCACTGAAAGACACCGATCCAATCGGCTACGCAGTAAAGGTCGCAGAGCAAAGCCAGAAAGAGAAACAGCTATCGGCAGTCCAAGCGGAACAGAACCGAATTGCACAAATGCAACAAGCGGAACAGTCGCAGAACCTGTCTAGCCATGTGGCTCAAGAGGCGCAGAAGTTAGCTCAAGTAATTCCCGACTTTGCTGACAAGGAGAAGGGCGAAACAGTCCGCAAGGAACTTCGTGCTTTTGCTAAGTCCGTTGGGTACTCGGATCAGGAACTATCAAGTGTATATGACTCTCGTGCAGTCCTGACGCTGTACAAGGCGGCGCAGTACGACAAACTTATGCAGAATAGACCAGAGGTGCAAAAGAAAGTATCTCAGGCTCCTAAGATGCTTAGGTCTGGCGCAACTGCCCAGCGTTCACCAGATCAGGATCAAGTGAACAAACAGAAACAGCAGTTGAAACGCTCAGGACGAGTGAAAGACGCTGCTAACCTTTTCGAACGATTCTTATAAAGGAAGTATCATGGCTGTATTTCAAGCACACACCGCTATTGGTCAGCGCGAAGACCTAACCGATGTCATTTACGACATCAGCCCCACCGAGACCCCACTGCTTAACACCTTGGCTCGTACCAAGGCTACCGCAGTATTCCACGAGTGGCAGACAGACAGCCTAGCCGCTGCTACCACTGCAAACGCTGCTGTTGAAGGTGCAGATGCATCGTCAGCTACTTTGGCTCCTACGACCCGTTTGGGCAACTACACCCAGATCGTTCAAAAGACGATTCAAGTGTCTGGTACGCTCGACACAGTTAACAAAGCTGGTCGCAAGTCAGAGAAGGCATATCAGTTGGCTAAGGCTTCTTCAGAGCTTAAGCGCGACATCGAGACCATCTTGGCATCGAATCAGGCACGTTCGGCTGGTAACAGCTCAACTGCCCGCAAGTTGGGTTCTTTGTTGTCATGGCTCAAGACCAACACATCGGAAGGTGTGTCTGGTGCTGATCCAGTGACCATTGGCGAATCAACGCGCTCAGACGGTACATTGCGTACCTTTACAGAAACCCTGCTCAAGGATGTCATCCGTGGCGTGTTTGAATCGGGTGGTACACCTAAGATTCTGTTGGTTGGCCCAGCCATCAAGCAGAAAGTGTCAACGTTTGCTGGTATCGCCGAACAGCGTTACATGGCTCCTGCTGATGCGCCTACCACCATCATTGGTGCGGCTGACGTGTATCTCAGCGACTTTGGTTCAGTCTCTGTTGTCCCTGATCGCTTCCTGCGTTCACGCGATGCCTTCGTGCTTGATCCTGAGTACGCAGCAGTTGCCTATCTCCGTCCGTTCGCCACAAACGAACTGGCCAAGACTGGTGACAGCGAGAAGACACAGATTCTTGCTGAGTTGACCCTTGAAGTGCGTAACGAAGCCGCTCATGGCTTGATTACGGACATCAACGCTGCTCTGTAAACGGAGAAAGGGGAGGGGAAAACCTCTCCCCCCCCCATACTTATGGCAAAACTATTTAGCTCTGACGCTTTTACTGGTAGATACACTGTTGCACACGAAGACGGTGACGGAGGGATTATCCTAGAGACTAAGCAAGACGTATCTAAAATTATTGATGCGAACAAAAGACAGTACAACGATGTCACTTCTCAAGATAAGTGGGGAGACCTGACACACGTTGCACGGTTGCCGTTGACAGTGGTAGACGAATTAAACCGAAAGCGCGTTATGCGTGGGTTTGCGGTGATCGACGAAAAGGCGTTCAAGATGTTTTTAAACGACCCCGATAACAGGTTCTTTCGCACAAGGCCAGGACAAGTATGAAGCTAGCTATCTGTGTTCCATGCCGAGACCAAGTAATGTCAGGGTTTTGTTTTGACCTAGCCAAGATGGTTGGCTACCACAGCCGCAACACGGATGATGAGATACAGATATACCAGATGCCTGGTACGCTGATATTTCACCAGCGTGAAAAGTTAGCTAAGACAGCACTAGAGGCAGGCGCAGAGGCTATCCTTTGGATTGACTCAGACATGCGGTTTCCAGCAGACACGTTAGAAAGACTGCTTTCACACAATGTAGAGATTTGTGGTGTAAACGCTACCACTCGTGTAGAGCCTATTAAACCCACGGCTTTAGACCTAGAGATGATAGAGGGAAACCCAGTGTTTCATAAGGTAGAGACACGGGGCAAGGATTATGTCGAGGAAATCTCGGCAGTTGGATTTGGGGTAACGCTAACCCGTCGAAGCGTGTTTGAAAAGATGGCACAGCCTTGGTTTGACATTCTATGGACGGACGCTGGTGGCATTATCGGCGAGGACGTGCATTTCTGCATCAAGGCTCAGGACTACGGGGTTAAGACGTATGTTGACCATGTTCTATCGCCTTTTATCAAACACATCGGGACAAAAGAATATTCTTGGGATGACGTGAAATGGCAATCTTAAATTATGCGGGATTGAAGACGACGATTGCTGGTTATCTGGCTCGGTCAGATTTAACTGTACAAATTCCAGACTTTATCCAGTTAGCGGAGATCAGACTACGGCGCGATCTAAGGATACGCCAGATGCTAAAGTCTTCCGTTACAAGCACAACTGGCGGCGACCAAACCGTTTCTTTACCAATAGACTTCCTGCAATTGCGGGATTTGTTTATTGTGACCAACCCTATCCAGCCGCTGGAGTATATGACTCCATCGGTATTTAACCGCAATGCTCGTGTGACGGAATCTGGCAAACCAGTCAATTACACCATTATTGCGAACGAATTTAAGTTAGCACCAGTTCCAGACTCAGACTATACGTTGAGGATGCTTTACTACTACTCTCCAGAGTTCCTTACGGATTCAAACCCAAGCAATATGTTTCTATCTACCTGCCCCGATTTACTGCTATACGGGGCGTTAGTAGAGGCAGAGCCGTATCTTATGAACGATGGGCGTATACAATTATGGGCTGGAATGTATGATCGCGGCGTAGCTTCACTAACATCAGCAGATGATGCGTCCGAACATAGTGCTGTACCTTTAACAATGAAACTCACCGCGAGGTAATCATGGCTGCTTTATCAAACTATCTAGAAAACGCTTTAATCAACGCAACACTGCGCAACACCACTTACACAAGCCCAGCTGTTGTGTACGTTGGTTTGTTTATTACCGACCCTACCGATGCTGGTTCTGGAACGGAAGTGTCTGGTGGCTCCTACGCACGTCAGACAGCTACATTTGGCGCACCTAGTGATGGTGCTTCTACCACAAGCGCAGACATTACTTTCCCAACGTGCACGGCTGACTGGGGAACGGTTGCGTTCTTTGGTATCTACGATGCCTCAACATCCGGTAACTTGTTTTATTACGGTGCGCTAAACAATAGCAAGACTATTGAAACAGGCGACATCTTGAAGATTGAGGCAGGCAACCTTACAGTAACCTTGGCTTAAGGAAAGAAAATGGCTTTAGTGATAGCTGATCGTGTCAAAGAAACAAGCGTTACAACAGGTACTGGAACGGTAACGCTTGGCGGTGCTGTTGATGGGTTTCAATCATTTGCGGCGATTGGTGATGGTAACGAGTGTTACTACACCATTGTTGGCACGGCAGTCGACACCGAGTGGGAAATAGGCATCGGTGTATATACTGCATCGGGTACGACGTTATCAAGAAATACGGTTCTTCAATCGTCTAACGCAGATTCTTTGGTGTCTTTCTCTGCGGGTAACAAAGAGGTGTTTGTTACTTACCCTGCGGACAAGGCTGTTCTTTTAAATTCTGACGATAATGTTGTGTTGCCGGGCAATTTAACCGTTCTTGGTGATATAACTAATATTACTGGTTCGTTTGCTTGGGATTCAGGAACATCTACGCCAAATGCGGTTG